TTGTACAGAGATACAACTTGTTCCGTGCCTCACGACCATAAAGGAAAGTAAATGCCAATCACAAAACCAGCAGTAAATGCTGATAACTATCTCGATGAAGATAGTGAAACAACCCAACCGAAGGTTGGAACAACTGTGCAACAGGGCTGGGATGCCGTTGATGCACTTCTAAAGTCAGACTCAACTGAGTTTCCCACTGACTTCCGTTTCTCCGAAGAACCACAACTTGTAAAGTTCCTCGAAGATTCCCCATTTGCAACATACGAACAGCACTGGATTGAACGCCCAAAGGGTAAGAAGTCTTTTGTTTGTATCGGAGAAAACTGCCCACTATGCGACATCCTTGGTGATAAGCCTCGTGGCAAGTTTGCATTCAATGTGTTAGTACTTAGTGGTGAAGTGCAGGGCGTACAGATTCTTACTGCACCACCATCGCTGGCTCGTCAAATCAAGAAAGCGCATGATGACGAGCGCAAAGGACCTCTTTCAAAAGAGTTCTGGGAGATTTCTCGACTAGGAACAGGACCAACGACGCAGTACACCCTCAACTTCGTCCGTGGTCGTGACCTTGCCGAGGAATGGAAACTAAACGCTGATGCGGTCAATGAACTTGTAGCAGCCGCTGAACCTTATACAGCAGAAGTAATTCGAGAGACCCCTCGCTCTGAACTACTAGAAGTTGCTCGTTCAATCGCTTAGTTAGTTTCCACGTGGGAGAGCCTGTTACCTCCATTTCAGGCTCTCCTACTTAAAGAGAGGGTTTTATGAATATCATTACAACAAAAAAACAACTTGAAGATTTGGTTGCGTATTACAAGAAGCAACCTGCATTTGCGTTTGACATCGAGTCTGTTGGTGAAGACCGAATTCAACCTGTAGTCAACGATGTACTGTGGATTTCTTTAGCAACAGATGGTCGCGTTGATGTTATACCTATGGGTCATCCCAATGGTGAGTTTTTGAACTGGGACAAAGAATTGTTATTAAGTGGTCAGCGCAAACTTGCTGCTGGCAAAGAGTTGAAAGATACGGATTATTCTAAAAACCAGGCTAAATGGAAACCTATGTTTGGACCTGCTCCTGAGCAATTACTTCCTGGAGATGTGTTCAAAGCCCTGCATCCATTGTTCTTTAGTGACAAGTTGAAGATTGGTCACAATGTAAAGTTTGATTTAAAGTCAATTGCAAAGTATTACAGAGGCAAAGTTCCTAATAAGCCATTCTTTGACACAATGATGGCGTCATTTATCATAAACAACCGTAATCGTGGATTTTTGGGATTAGCAGACTGCGCCAAGCGTGAACTTGGATTGACGGTCGAAAAGGGCGTTGGAGCACAAGTAGAGGTGCACTCTTTTAGTGATGTTGCTAAATATTCAGGACTAGATGCTGACGCAACATGGCAGTTATACAAGGTTCTAGAGCCTAAGTTAGAGGGAGACCTAAAACGTGTCTGGGGTCTAGAGATGGATGTTATAGCGGCTCTTTGCGATATGGAACTTACTGGGGCAAATATTGACGTGGATGAACTAACACAGTTAAAGAAGCGCCTTGAAAAGGATTTAGATAACGCTAAAGCAAAGGCTTGGAAACTAGTAGGAAAGCCATTTGCCATGAATTCTGTGCAGGAGAAGCAGAAGTTGTTGTTCTCCCCTAAAGAAGAGGGCGGTCGAGGAATCAAGCCTAATCTTCGTATCAAGGTTGCTTTGACAGCCAAAGGTCAAGAGATGGCTATGACTAATCCGATGAAGTTAGACATTCAACACTACTCCGTGTCTTCGGATGCGTTGGAGTTTTATCGAAGCAAAGATGAGTTGGTAGATGCCATCCTTGAATACCAAGATTTAAATAAGTTAATGACAACTTATGTAATGCCCTATCTTGGTGGAGAAGTTACCCATACTGTCATGGGCAAAACAAAGGTAAGCGAAAAGAAATCGCTCCTGATAAATGGCAAAGTACACACTAACTTCAAATCACACGGAGCAGAAACAGGACGTTTCTCTAGTAGCGACCCAAACCTACAGAACATTCCTAGTGGCGGAGATTATGGAACTCTTATTCGTAACTTGTTCATTGCGCCACCTGGTCACAAGTTAGTGGTCGCTGACTACAGCCAGATTGAGCCTAGAATCATCGCCTCCTTTTCTAATGACCCAATTATGATGAAGAACTACCTAGAAGGCGGAGATATCTACACCACTATTGGTAACACTATGGGAGTAGAGCGCAAGGCAGGAAAGGTTCTAGTTCTAGCGATGTCTTATGGAGTTGGCCCAGAAAAAATTGCTCAAAGTATCGGCTGTACTGTCAAAGATGCACGAGACCTATTAGACCGTTTTAGCAAACAGTTTAATGACATTGCTAAGTATCGAGCACGAGTTATCCGTATGGCTGCTGCCCAGACACCTACACCGTATGTGTCTACCCTGTTTGGTCGTCGTCGTTATATCCCTGACCTCAAGAGTAGAGACCAAGGACTAAAGTCACGAGCAGAGCGACAGGCCTTCAACACCGTTATTCAAGGCTCTGCAGCAGACATTATGAAACTGGCAATTGTTAGGGCTCATTCCTGCTTTGTAGACGAGCCAGGAGCAAACGTCATTTTGACCGTGCATGATGAGTTGGTTACCGTTGCCCGTGAAGATTTAGCGGAAGATGTGGCAGAAGCAATCCGCGAGTCAATGGAAGGCATTCGTCTTCCAGAGATTACAGTTCCGCTCATTGCTGAAGCAAAAATCGTCGATAGATGGGGAGAAGCCAAAGAATGAAGTTCTTATGCAAAATATACGGACACAAGATGTACAGCATAACTTGGGCAGCCAATAGTGATGACTTTACAGTTCTTTGCGTTAGATGTGAAAAATCATGGACAAAAAATACAAGGTTAGGTTCTCACAGTGAGTAATGCTAATTGGTGGGCTAATAAATTAGGACAACAACCAGCACAGCAACCTCGTCCTGCAAATATTCCTATGCCACCTTCACAACAACCTATGACTCCATACGTTGCTCCTCAACCACAGATGAATCCTGTTGTATCAAAAGCACAAAGCGCATTACAGAACCAGTCTTGCCCGAACTGTTCTTCAAACAACTATATGAGTGTTGCTGGAGCGAAGTTGCGTTGCTATGACTGTGGATACCCTTTAGAGCAATCAGGAAGTAGATATGGCTCTCTTACTGGAGCAAAGGTTGAAGGCGATGCAAAAGCAGCCAGAGGAAATGACAGCACAAACAACTTTAATCCACAACAAATTGTCGGAAGGATTGATGGATGATTACAGATGAAGCCAAAAAAATCGTTGCTCAACTTAATAAAAAATTTGGTGATGGTGTTGTTGTATTTGCCAGTGATATTCGTGCTGACCTTGTACCTAGGTTCACCAGTGGTTCTACAACTCTTGATTACGTTCTTGGTGGGGGTTTTCCTGGTAACCAATGGAATGAACTAATTGGCGAACCTTCACATGGCAAGACTGCTGTAGCGTTAAAAGCAATCGCTGCCAATCAAATAAAAGACCCAAACTTCACAACAGTGTGGGTTGCTGCAGAGCAATGGGTTCCTGACTATGCAGAAATGTGTGGTGTGGATACCAGCAGAGTAATCGTTGTTGAAACTTCTGTAATGGAAGAGGCTTACGACGCTGTAATTGCTTTTGCTGAATCAAAGTCTGTTGATGCAATTGTTATTGATTCTCTTCCAGCCCTTTCACCTTCTCCTGAGTTGGAAAAGAAAATGGATGAGGCAACTGTAGGTAAGGGCGCCTTATTAACTAACAAGTTCTTCAGAGTTGTAGGTACTGCAATGAAACGAAGCCTTGTTGAAGCAGAGCGTCCAGTATTGGGCATTGTTATTAACCAGTACCGCATGAAGATTGGCGTGATGCATGGAGACCCTCGCACCACTCCTGGAGGTGAAGGAAAGAACTATGCATTTTTCACTCGATGTGAAGTCCGTAGAGATGAATGGATTGAACTTGGTTCGGGTAACAATAAAGTCAGAATCGGGCAACGAATCAAGGTCAGGACTCTTAAGAATAAGACGGCGCCCCCACAGAGAGTTGCATACTTTGACTTTTACTTCTCAGAAGGCGGCTCTTGCCTTCCTGGAGAATATGATTTCGCTAAAGAAATCGCGGCTCTTGCAGTAGTAAAGGGATTGATAGAACGTAAAGGTGGGTGGTATTACTATGGCGAAAGAAAATGGCAGGGAATCGAACCAGTTATTGATAGCCTCCGTAGCGAAATTGACCTCAAGGAAGAACTTGAAAAAGTTGTCCTCGAATCAACTGACACCATTGTGGTGGGTGCTGATGAGTAGCGGATTTGAAATCATCGACCAAGATTGGGCTGAAGAATTAGAACGCGGTGTAGAGGCTTACACCGACATGCTATTTGAAGCAATCTATGAAGGAACAGAAGAAGAGATTTCAGAAACGGTATCTGGTGAACCATTCTGTGGTTGCAACAGATGTTTCTGGAGAGAAACAATGTTTTATCTTGTCCCAAAGTTGCTCAAAGGGCATCAGGAAGGCAAAATAGAACTTGAGGAGTAAAGGGCAAAAAGAGTCTCAGAAGCATGAGAAGCGTCTAGCCAAGAAGATTGGCGGAAAACGTAATGCTGCATCTGGGGCTCTTTGGGCACGTAAAGGCGATGTTCGGTCATCCGACCTGTTGATTGAACATAAGTGGACTGGTAAAAAACAATTCACTATAAAGTCTGACGTGCTTAAGAAAAATGTTAGAGAGGCAATCCTAGAAGGACGAATGCCAGTTCTTGGTATTCATCTCGATGGGGAAGATTATGTCATTCTGCTTGAGGATGACTTCATTGAGATGAGGGATAAAACAAAGGATGCCTAATAAATGGATGAACCAGAGTACGCTTGGCGATATAAAGCCCGATGCTCAGGAGAAGACACCGATATCTTCTACCCGCCAAGAGACAAGAACCAATACAAAATTATCGCTAGTCAAGCGAAGTCGTTCTGTTTTGGTGAAAGTGGAAAGAACCATTGTCCAGTCAAATCAGAGTGTTTATGGGACGCAGTCTCACGAGACGAACCGCACGGAATATGGGGAGGTCTTTCTCATCGCGAGAGGAACGCCCTCATAAGAAAGTGGCAAAAGAAATATAAAAAGAAAATGACCCTAAAAGAATTTATATTCAGTAAGGAAGTATGATGCCAGTTCAAGCGTCGAAAGACCTAAAGAAGTTCTTGGATGCCAAGAAGACTGAGACCAGACTTTTAGGCGATGTCGAGAGACATCTTTTACTCAAGCCCCCAAGTGACCGTAGAACAGACGTTCTACATCCATCAGAGATTATAAAGGCTGATTGGTGTCACCGTTATGCCTTTTATTTATTGAAAGGTGGGGCTCCAAAGAAAGAAAAACCATCTTTAAGACTTCAAAACATCTTTGATGAAGGTCACGCTATTCACGCTAAATGGCAGAACAGATTCCGTGAAATGGGCGTTCTGTATGGAATGTGGCATGGACCAGTTGGTAAAGGATGGAACATATCTTCTGATGTAGATGCAGAGGATGAGTATCTAGAAGTTCCATTAAAGGATGAATCACTTCGTATTCATGGTCATGCCGATGGCTGGATTAAGGGTCTTGGAGAAGACTGTTTAATAGAAATCAAATCTATAGGAGCAGGAACTTTAAGATTTGAAGCGCCAGATATTCTTGCTGATGCTAACTATGACTTGACCAAGGCTTGGAAGAATATACGTAGACCATTTCGAAGTCACTTATTGCAGGGTCAGATGTACCTAGAACTTGCTCGTCGTATGTTTGGAGATAAAGCGCCAAAAGAAATAGTTTTTATTTATGAACTTAAAGCAGACCAGGACTACAGAGAGTTCACGGTAAAAGCAAATTTTGAAATAGTAGAAAGAGTTTTTAATGCAGCCAAGAAAGTGGTAGATGCGGTAGAGGTTGATAAGATGCCAGCCTGTAACGTATCGGAGGATGGGTGCAAACAATGCGACTTGATACCTTAGTTGAAAAGGGAATGAATATTCCCAAACCTTCGTATGAACTAGTTTCTTTGCCTCCTGACATCACTACATTAAGTAGTGAGCAGTTGGCTGAAATGTTTACAGTTCTTACAGGTTGGGCTGACTACACAGCCTCTCAACTGGCTCAGGCACAGATTGCAGAGCGTGCTGCACAACGAGCCTTAGATTTGCGAGTGAACAGGCTCACAGTTGAGAAGATGGGTTCTGCAACAAAAGGTGATAAGGTAACGCTTATTCGGGCTCAAATTGCGATAGATGACGAAGTCATCCGTCTAGAAGATGAGTTAGAAGCAAAGTATGCATACAGGAAGATGGTAGAGATGATGCTTTCCAATCAGGAAAGAGACATCACTCTAGTATCGAGAGAGATAACTCGTAGAACGGCTGGAGGGCCGAGGAGGGAATACGTATGAGAAAGTTATTAGCACTTGTTTTACTATTGGTTGGAGTTTCATTTCCAGCCCAAGCAAATACACCAACAGTTGCAATTATTGATGTTGGTTTCAATACAACTCTGTTTCCAAACAATGTTGCATACGAGGTCTGCATAGTATCTGTTGCGGCATGTCCAAACGGAACTAAGTTTCAAGAAGGTGCTGGAGCAGCCACAGTTGCAGCCAATGCACTGCCAGCATTTGTACACGGAACCACAATGCTTTCAATTCTTACATCTGTAAATCCAGATGCAAAAGTTGTATTGATTCGTGTATTGGGTTTGCAGCCGAATGGTCGTGCAGGCGCTTACACTATTGATGACATTACTAAGGCTCTTGGATGGGTTGTGAACAATGCAAGCCGTCTAAACATTAAGGCTGTCAGTATTTCTCAAGGAAGAGTAAACGCCCCATGTAGAGCAACTCCTGAACTTACTGGTGCAATTTCTTCCTTGAAAAAGCAAGAGGTGGCAGTAATAGCCTCTACAGGTAATGAGAAGAACAGAACCAATATTGCTGTTCCTGCATGTATTGATGACGTTATCTCTGTTGGAGCAACAGATAATCCAGTGGTACGAGGTAGTGAGGCTTGGGATAAGGCTGCTTCACCAACTATCGCTCTTTACAGCAACGGCAACACCTCTACTGACTTTTATACCAATGGTAGGTTTTATTACACTGCAATGGATGGAAGTAGACAGTTCGCCGTTGGCACATCTAATGCAACAGCAGCATTTGCTGGCTGGTGGATGAGGGCAAGTATTACAACTACAACTGCATCAAATCAATGGCTAACAGGAAGGTACGTGTTTATTCCATGAGTGAACCGATTCTGCCCGAAGCACATGAACTCATCAACAATGAGAGAAACGCTTCTTATGACCATCCGTTAGACAACTTTGAAAGAATTAAAAAGGGTTGGGAAGTAATTTTTGGTATTGACATAACTGAAGAGCAAGTAGGCCTTGCCATGGCATGGGTCAAGATTGCACGAGAAGTTTACAAGCACAAGAGGGATAACTTGGTAGACGGCGCTGGGTATCTTGGAACTGTAGACATGGTCATTACTGAAAGAGAACGCCGTGCCAACCAAGTCGATTGATGCAGGTTTAGAAAAAGATTTACTAGTTGCCATAGGGATAGACCAGTCATTAACTGGTTTTGCATTTACAGCATTGGCTGTGTCTGACCCTAAGCAATACATGACTTGGGTATACAAGTCTCCCTATTTTGGTGTTGAACGTCTTGTTGATATTCGTCAATTTTTATTTGACCATTTTGACTACATTACAGAGAACCATCCAATACAAAAGATTGCAATGGAAGGTACGGTTCTTGCCAGTCATTCTGCCTTGGTTCTTGGAGAACTATCGGCCCTAGTAAAACTGACCATCTATGACTACTTTGATGACGATACTAAATTTCCAGTAATGGTTCCTCCTATGACCCTAAAAAAATATGCAGCAGGTAAGGGAAATGCCAAGAAGCAGGAGATGCTTCTACAGATGTACAAGAGATGGGGAGTCGAGTTTAACGATGACAACGCTGCCGATTCTTACGCTCTAGCAAGGCTGGCTGCCGATATCTTTACCGACAAGGTAGAGGAATCTGTAGTTATGCAAATGCAGGATAGTAAATACCGAGACCAACGACGAGATTAGTCCTACCATTTAGTCCTAGGAGCGGCACTACATCGGAACCAAAGGACTAAAAAACGTGTCTACACAAGAACCAGTAATTACTGCTGAAGAACCATTTCTCCGCGTTAGTGCGGGCTCAAATCCTCAATCAGTTGCTTCAGCAATCGCCCATGCAATCTATGACAAACACGAGGTCAAACTTCGTGCCGTAGGTGCTGGCGCAGTAAATCAGGCTGTCAAAGCAATCGCAATCTCTCGTGGCTATGTTGCTCCTCGTGGCATGGACTTGACCTGCAAACCAGGCTTTACCACGATTGAAAGCCGCGATGGTGAGATAAGCGCCATCGTATTCGCCATTACAGCAAACTAAAACAGGCTTATCCTTGGGGTAAGCAAGGGAGTCATTATGGCAAATTGGTCAAGCATGGGTCATGCAATGCGTCGTCGCATGGGCCTTT